TAGCATAACCTAAAGCGATGTCCTTAACGACTCGAGCTGCCAAGGCTATAGGTGTAGCTATAAGCTTAAGGCCCGCGATAACGCAGTTCAATAAGCCGTGGGCAATGTGGGGAATGGGCCTGAGACATCCATTGTAAACAACTTTGGCTCCAAAACGGACTCCAATGTTCAAGCCTGTCAGAACCTTCTCAGCATAGTAAACTGTACTTATGCTGTTCCAATGATACCACCTTCTTCCGATAAGCCCAGCGGAAAAAGCCTTGTTGGTGGTACGTGAATAGGAGAAAGAGTGGAGCCATCGATTGAAACGACTTCCTCGATATCTTTCTAGGAGTTTCTGCTGAGGTTCATCTAAAGCAGACTCCTCCATCTTGTTGACCTCGTTCAACAAGAGGCGTCGGAAACGCTCTGAGGTATCAAGACTCACAGTCTTAGCGTCCTTATAAATAGCCAAGAAAGCTATAAAATCTGTGGTGACTTTGGTAGGATCATCACGAAATGCCTTCAATTTGTCTCGACTGGTGAGGAAAGTCCTGGCATAAATGATGAGCTTCTCGTCCTGAGGATTATAATTCCCAAATCGTTCCGGATCTTCAGAAGGGAGAGAGAAGCCACTGCGTCGGTACAGGGTAAGGTCTACAAGATCGGTGAGAGCATGAGATTCGACCTGAACGTATCCATTGACACTGGCCCTGTCTCGATCCAGTCGCTCCTGAGTAACGAGAGGGAAATGATGACCTACATACTGAATGAGACTATCATTAATCTGGAAAATAGCGCCATCCTCCGTCTTTGAGGTGCCAACAAACTTGCAAGAAGTAGTAAACATGATGGCATACTCTTTACCCCAAGAGAATTCGGTAATCGCTTCATTACCACCAGTCAAATCGATATATCTGCCATAAAATTTTTGTGAAGTGGCGACGATATATCGATTCTCAGGCTCGTACAATTTCAAGGCATAGTACAATCGAACCTGATTAAGGCAAGCATTCCTGGAGCCGTCACTACGATACTTAATATCGACGTAATCTTTGAGAGGAAGGAACGGCGTCTTAAAGTCATCAGTGTAACCTTTCTTGGAGGTTTCGTCATCCTTATCTACGATGACTCGCTCGGGGAATCCTTGAAATGGAGTCTGCACGGAGATATCCCTCCAACGTCCAGCATAGTCCAGCATAACAGTGTCCACCCACATCTTCTTCTTGCTATCAGCCAGATTGCCTGTCGAAGGGTAGAAGTACGGAGTCCAGAAATAGTCCACCTCCTTGGCAAAATACGTCTTATCCCCAGTAACAAGACTAGTAGGCGTATACAATTGCCAATGATGAGGTCGACCAGCCAGATACTCAAGACCCACAACGATAAGGTTGGACGCTTTCCCTCGGATTTCATATCCGTCCTCAAAGCTAAGGCGTCCTTTCCTGTCAGAGACAATGACAGTGTCCCATTGAAGATGAGCGGTCATAAAACGAATGATAGGAACTAGCTCTTCCTCGGTGAGATATGGGTCCTTAATCCCCAAACACTCGCGGTGGAAAGAAATTGCGCTCAATTGCCGAGTGATATCTTCATTCCCCAGATAGAAACGGGAAATATCCTTGAGGAGTTGTTCACCACATTTCTGAACATGGTCCTTCCCAGTCATAATGTTCTTGCCGACAATAAGGCACGCGTGATAGGACCCGTTCTTCTCCATAAGGAACATTCCAGTTCGGGACTGGTGAATATCAGCCTTTGGGAATTCATAGGCTTTGAAGAAAGCAGCAAGTTCTTCAGGCTTGGGATCGAGAAGCTGCTTCTTCGGATAGCTGATGGTCATCTTCTCAAGAAGGGCTGTATAAATGGCATCAGCATCGGTCTCACTCCATGTGTCCTCAAACACCTCCCTAGCATCATCACGGTAATAATCAATCCAATTGTTATTGGCACTCCCATAAAGGAAATACCAAAACCAAAGCGCCAAGGGTCCACAGTAACCATTACTAGGTGGAATAATAAACTGTGCGTCCCAATTCCAATCTTCATGAACGCCAGAATATCTGAAGCGATCGGGAGAAGAATAATTAGCGGGGACGACCTTGGCCATATCCGTGTGCTTGATCACCTGAAGTTGTGTAAACGGCTCTATTACAGTAACAGGAAGAGCAGAGCGGTTCACAATTTTAGAAGACGAGCTAGAGACAGTGCTAGGGGCAGTAGAAAGAGTTGTGGGAGAAACAAACTTTGGGTGAGAAAATTTGCAAGCTTTACCTCTAAAACAAGTGCCATTCTTAGCAAAATGCTTGCAAGGAGCTGGGTCAGCCTTACGAACCCAGACCTTTGACGACCCCACGAAAAAGCCAGATGGTACATCTAACCATGAACTATAATCGCGGTCTCCACAAGGATTATAGTAAAGATGTCCCTCTTCGGGGTCATAGACGATGTCAGACGAACTGGAGACATCGCAGCTACGAAGACTTATCCCCCAGTAAGCAAGACGTTCAGAGGGATAAGAGTCTTTATCGCAATTTAAAGCAAAATCCAATTCAATGAAATCGCGACCTTCGAGCTTCTTCCACTTTTGGAAGAGGATTTGTTTGGTCCCTCCAAGGGATCCAAGGCGAGGATCGACAAAATATTCTTTGTCGAATGTTGAGAGTCTCATGGCTATAGCATGGAGGAAACAATAGCCATCACGGATAAAAGGCACTTCAGACTCATAAACAAATTCAATGCGAGAATTGGAAATAACAACGTTCTCGCGTTGAATAGAAAAAGGACCAGCACTAACACAGGACAAGCGGTCGTCACCTCTGGCCGGACAAGAGTCGGCGCCAGAAGAGATTCCGGGGATAGTTCCGTTACTATCCACTTTCAGGGCAGAAAAAGAAGTTTTTGTGGTCATGAAAGTTGAAAAGTGTAATATGTTGGTTTGACGGTAAGGTGTCACCTGGCGAAGGGTGCCGCCCAGAGCATTCGCGTATCTAGGATACAAAAATAGCCG